TCAGCAACCGTAACGGTATTTGAGGTGTTCTCGGTGATGATTCCGCGAGAGCCGTCAGTGACGTTGAGAATCGTGTAGCCGACAAACTCGTCAACCGTAAGGGTGAGGGTCGAGTCGGTGAGAACAGTTGCCGAACCACCAGCGGGGGTGTGTGTTCCCTGCTCGTAGCCGTAGTTCCAATAGTCGTCAGAGAGAACCGCACCATCCAGAAGAATCTGAATGTGAGCGCTCGCGTTACCAAAGTTAACAATGCCGTCCCAGCGCTCTTCGGTCAACTCCGCTCCCTGAATGATCGTTCCATCATACAAGTGCTCGATTGCAGTCGCGTCAACATTGAACCCATTAACCAACGTGATAATGTTATCCGTAGATCGGTTAGATGGGTTTTTGTCAATTATATCGACTTCAATATTGTCGGTATCAACACCGCCAGCATCATAAGCCTCGTTGTCTGCGAATTCCTGAATCCAGCGGTGAAACTGAATGACAGTTGCGTAGGAAGGGGAACCAGCAACGTCCGTGTGGTCGTCTCCGATATACCTAATATTACCGGTCGCACGGTCAATGCTCCAGTCGGCGTCTACCATTGCCATAGTAAAATATCCTTATCTTTGCGTAAAGCTAAACACAACAGCAGCCTCTTATACGTTGGGCATTGCTGTTGTAGTAATTATAGTTGGTCAAGCCGTGGGTGGCAAGTTATATTGTGCGGCTTGGTTCGAACGCAAGCCTTGGTACCGTTTGGTTCCTCTCAGATACGTGGCTACTACAAATAGCTGCGATCCCTGATATGTAACCATCTCTGACAAGCCAGAGGTGTTGGTCCTGCTTAACTCCCGTGCCACTAGGTCAGCGTGCGTGAAAGGAAGCGGGTCTGATAGAACCTCACTGCGAAACTCTCTAACGAAGTACTCCATTTAAAGGACCTCTTCTATTTTACCACGAGAACCCGTAATAAACAAGTAATACGCTACCTATTTGCGAGATATTCTTGGGGTAATACTATTCCTGCACCAGTTTGAACAGCCCCGACCTCAGAGAGGTTTTGGGAGCCCACCCTATAGCTTTATGCAGCTTGATGATTCGTGGGATTTCCCACTCAGCCAGCACCTCAGTATAGGGCTGGAGTATCTCAGGCTCGCTGTCCGCTCCATTGGCGAACTTCCATATATTACGGAGGAGGTTCACATAGGTAACGGCCTCACCGGAGCCAACATTGAACACACCATGAGCCCTCTTAGCCCTCAGCAGGTCTATCGCCTTGAGGAAGTCATCCTGGTGGATAAAGGAGGTAGAGGCGTGAACCTTTCTGGGGTTGGTAAGGGGCTCACCTCTCTTGGCGGCTAGGATGGTGTCGTGGATAAGGCCCGAAGTGATATCAGGGCCGTACACATTGAAGGGGCGCACTATGGTAGTGAAGCCCTCTCGGTGCCAGAATAGGTGCTCTGCGGCTATGGCATAGATGCAGGTGCTCTTGAGGGTAGAGGACGCCGAGGGGTTGATGCCTAAGAAGGCAGCCTCTCTAACATCCTCCTCTGCGAGCACAGGGTCAGTAGTAGATAGGAGCAGGACAGGCTTATCCCCACCCTGCATCTTCTGCAGCTCAAGCTGCGCTAGAGGAGGATTGACCTCATCAGCGATCGAAGCCCCTATGAGACAGAAGTCTGGATCCTCATCCCAGGGGACAAGCGCAAGTCCCTTACTAATGAAGTGGTTTCTAACCAGCCCCAATAGTGGGTGATTACCTGCTACAGTAAACTTTGTTCTCCCCTTCAGGCTCACTTCCTTAGCTCATTCTTCTCGCAGGTGCAGACTAGGATGATCTTCCCACACTCTTTGCACTTAGGAAGCTCGTCTTCTATTTGCTTTTTAGATTTCTTGCCCATAACGCTTTTGGCTCCTCTAGTAGATCATCAAACAATCGAATGTAGGCAGACTCTCCCTGCCTGTCTGTAACTCTGATAAGTGAGGTTTTCATAAACTCCACCTGGTGGGGAGTAGCGCCGTAGCGGTCCCTCATCATCACAAAGAAGGGCTGGCGGTTCTTCTTGAACACGAGCAGGGTGAGCTTACCCTCTGCGGTTTCTCTCTTTGCCTGCTCCCACCAATCCCAGAACTTTGTCTTCGGGGACGTAAGAATCTGGTCCAGAGACCATTCCTCCTGCCACTTCACCTCTACAGAGAACGGAAAGCTTTCGTCTGGAGTAACTATGTCCCCCTCAGCATTCCAGTCTTCTCGGAACTTCTTAGTTTTGAATCCACCTGAGCTGGGGGTTCTGGCAAAGTCAGACTTCCACCACGCCTTTAGGAGAGCGCAAACCTGGCCCTCGCCTCGCGCTCCCTTGTCTCTGGAGTTGATTCCCTTTTTCTTAGGTCTTGGTGCATCTGCCATTAGCCGTACATTCCTAACATGATGAGACCAATCTCTCGGTCTCTCTCGTCCTGGGACAACTCCTCTAGGGCCTCTAGCAGGGCGTAGGCCTTACGGCTGTATCCCTCGGAGTTGTGTTGGTTCCAGATCCTGTAGACCCACTCGTATACCCAATACTCATCGAGCACCGTACAGTCTATGTCTGTGTGTATTAGTTTGGTGCGGGCCGACTCCAGGCCACACATATGCTCTAGGTTCCTTCGGAAGAGTGCGGAGGCTACATTCTTTACTACTGGAGCTTTGCCCTTGGCACGCATGCGCTCCTTCTCCTTCTTAGTAGCCTCTTTCAAGGGACGAGACTGCTGGGTGAGCTTACACTTCTCACTTCCAGCGTGCATACGCAAGCCTGCCGGGGTTAGATACACCCCACACTCGTTGCACACAACGGCCTGTACTTTTGTTCTACTCATCGGAGGATTCCTCCACCCGCTTCGCGGATGGCTCAAATACGGTCTTATAGACACCATATTTCTCTATCCAACCTCTCTTGATTCTTTTGTAGATGGTGAACCCACTTACAGGGCTGTCCTCTGCCCACTGAGATACAGTTTTCGATACGCCATCTATCTCTAAGATAACGTTATCGCTCTTGTTTAACACTTGTTCCTGGCGTGAAGCCCACTTCACGTTGCCAGGGACGTAACCTTTATTGTAGTCTATTCTCTCGATGGTGTCATCTATATTGGGCCTCTTGCCAATCATCATGTAAAAAGCCTCAAAACTCGTCCTCCACAGCGGAAAGACGGTTATGCCCCGGCCACCATACTTTGGATAATCCTTGTTCTTAGGATTATGACACCTCTGGTTCATGTGAACCCACGTATTGTATTCAGGAGAGTCCGACATGCCGTGGGTCTCTCGCTTGGCGCGAGTAGAACAGGCTTTGCACATTCTACTGCGCCCTGACGCGAGATTGTACGCAGGCAGGAACTTGGTGGTCTTGTTACAAGAGGTGCAGATACAGAAGAACTTCTTCCCCCTCTTCTCTACAACCAACCAAGCCCCATAGGTTTCCCCCACAGCAATGTCGGTGCTCTTAGCCAAAATCTAGTTCTACCCTATCTCCATCTTCTACATCAGCAAAGGTCACGTCTACCTCAGGAGTAGCCTCCGCAAGAATCCTAAAAGCTTCCTGGGCGTCTGCCAAAGCCTCTGCTAGGCCAGCATCTTCTAGCTGGAAGGGACTGACTTCCGTCAGCACGTACTCCCAACCTTCCCATTCTACTTTGGCAGCAAACTCTTCTTTCGTCATTCGCCGTCCTTTGGCCCACGCTTCTCAATATCATTGAGGGCAGCAATGTCAGCCATAGAGGCTGTCTGGACCATAGGAATGTTCTCCTCCGCGTGCTTGGCCGCAAGCTCTCTGAGTCTCTGGGCTGCAAGCTCTGGTGGGAGTTCAATAAGACGAATATCGAAGGTCTGCTTCTCCTTATCGAAGTAGGTCTGAACCTGGTAGTTGATCTCAAAGAATCTGTTAAACCGATCAGAGTTAGTCAGTTGGCGCATGACCTCAGACAGATACATCCTCTGGGCAGCTTCCTCCATCTCCTCAGTGATCTCAGTTTCTGTTGTTTCTTCTTCACTCATTGTCGTCTTCCTCGAAAATAGGATGAGAGGAATATTCTTCCTTCTCATCGTCACTTAGTTCTTCCACATTCTCATGGGCTACCATTGCCGCCAGAGTTATGCGTGTAATGTTGTCTTTGTAGATACCCACAAAGAAGGAGCCTACTAGCCACGCCGCAAAAGACACACCCAAGGCTTGCATAGATGTTCTAATCTCTAGCTCCATATACATGGTGGCAAAGAACACCCCAAGACAGAGCACGCTAATGACTCTGGCTGTAAGTGCAGCGTAGAATATCTGGTTCATCTTCATTTCGACCCCTTAAATGCTGCGGCTACTACGTCCACCGATGAGTGCAGCTCTGCTATGGTGCCTTCGTTGGCTAGAATAGCATCAAACATATCGCTGGTAAAGGCTGCCTGTTCTGCCTCAGATGCGTGGCCAACAATGCCTATCTTCTTAGACTTTCTATCTGAGGACTTCCTGGTGACTCGTATAACCTTGCCGCCTACCTCTTTGATATGCGCTAGTTCGTTGGCGAAACGGACATCTTGAACAACAACACCACTCGGCGGAGGCTGGTGCTCTCCAGTAAAGCCTATCTCACGCTCGTAGGTACACCCGGCCAATACATCTTCTGTAGTGGCAACAAGGTTGTTAATCCAAATGTCTTCCCCACAAGCATGTCTACCCCACTCTGTTCCCAGACTCTGGAGCATGATGCGTGGGCTCAGCTGCGGGTAGTGATGCCCAAGCGAGCCAAACCACCAGTACAGCATGCGCTCGGCCTCTATCCGCTCGTCGGGGTCCTCTATAAGGTCTGCCAACCACTCCTCGCCGTAGTCTGCCAATCGCATAGCCGCGTCTCCCCAACCAGGATCGCAGTGCTTGCGAACCTTGGAGATACTGCAGCCGGGCTGAAAGTCTACCTGACTGGAACGAATGGCGCACTCGTTGAACCCTGGGTCGAAGTGATTCCTAGCTGAGGACGGTCCCCACAGCTGGATTACATCGAACCCAAATACGTTGAGCCCGAAGCGCTTCATTGGGTCTGCCAGAGAAAGCTGTTTGAAGTCATGCTTCTGGACCAGCCTTCCCGCTACCTCATCCTTACCAGCACCAGCCTGGCCGGTTACACCTACGATACGCATTAGTCTTCCCCTAGATCAATCGAGTCAAAGAAGTCTGAATTGAGTTCAAAACCTTCTTCATCTTCCTCTTCCCCGAACATTGCGTTCTCTAGTAGGTTAGCGGCGAGGTTTGCAATACTGACTAGGTAGTTGTCTTCGTCTCCCGTTTCAGGAGCAAGGACCTGAAGGTCCAACATGAAGTCGTCCTCCCCCTCACCAGGTTCTTTGGTGACAACCAAGGCAACTGCGTTCTTAGGTATCTCTCTTGTCATTCTACACCAATCCGTATCTTTTAGCCTCTTCTAGGCTAACCTTATACAAGGTCTGCTCATTCAAGTTTCTACGTATACACAATAAGTCTAATCTCTCCTGTGTCAAGTAGGCAGCTCTATCTAATTGTGCTTTGATTTCAAGGGAGTCGGAGGTTAGGTGCTCATTCTGGGCCAAAGCGAGCATAGCTCCAGTAGCCTGAACAGCCAGGTTGTCGAAGTCCCCATCGGCTTTCCCTCTCAGAAGAGAGGCTACCTTGTCTAAACATTTAGTTGTCTCTCCCATGTGCTGAGTAGCGCGGGCGGCTAGGGTTTTCATGATTTCTTCCCCAGAAACGATAAATACCTGGGTGGTGTCTCTTACTTGTGGTGCTGGCATTATACTTCCTCTAGCGAGCTAAACCCGCCCTTCTTTACTATTGTCCTCTTGTTAGGGAATAGTTGTTTGAAATGGTCCTGGTGTGTAATTACGTACACAGTATTGTATTGTTCCTGCTGCTGATTGAGCAGGGTGACGATGGCTTCAGTACCTGCCTCGTCGATTGACTCGAATGGCTCATCAAGGAACCGGAACGGGATAGTCTTCTCTGCGCGCATGGCAGCCAGCTCTCCCAAAGCTAAAGCTATAATAAGATTGGCCCTGGCTCTTTCCCCAGAGGAGTTAGAGGCATAAGAGCCTCCTCCGTGCTTCTGGGTGACCTGAATGTTGAACCGCTCTTTGCTCTTTCCACTCTTGAGAGTGTCCTTGGTGTGGAAGGTGATCTCCATCTCCCCCACTGTCACGAGGTCAGAGTACTTCTTGGCAAACTGGTTGAGAAGAGGCGTAACATGCTCCAGCATGAAACTGCGAATTCCCTGAGGCGAGAAGCTGTCTACCCAAAAGTCCAGTACTTCCAGAGTCTTGCGGAGGACTTCTTGGTCCTTCTCAAGCTTTTCGTGGTCCTGTTGCTTATTGACAAACATTACCTCCTCGGTCTCTAACAAACCTGAGTAGGGGTTAGCATCTGCTTCGAGACTTACCTTCCGCTCAGTGAGCTGGCCAATACGCTGAGTCAGGTGGTCCGAGTTGATCTTGGAGTCTCTGGCTTTTCCTAGCTTTACATCATTTCTAGCAATCTCGCCCTGGTAGAAGGCTACCTTCTGCTCTGACTCTACTAGCAGGGTGCGCGCCTCTGCCTTCTCCTCGTCCCACTTCTTTCTGGTCAAGTCGTCTGCCTTATTGATAGTATCAATCTTGATTTGGAGAGTTCGCTCAATCCCAGCTAGTTCAGTTTCTAGCTTCTGGGCGTGCTCTGGGCTCACATCCTGGTAGCAGGTGTGGCACTGGCCGCCAAAGCCATCCAGGGTGTTCCTCTTCTGGTGTACCGCCTCCAGACGGACGTTTACAGCCACCATCTCCTCATTGAGCTTAGCAACCTTATCAGAGTAGTGCTGCATTGTCTTGACGGTATCAGCCCTGAACCCAGCCAACAACGTCTCCTGCCCCGCAAGGAGGGTCATTAGCTCCCCCTTCTCAACGGTTAGAGGGTCGATAGTGGATACAACCTGGTCTTCTTTTGCCTTGGTTTCCTCCAGGGAGGCCACAGCTGCATCTATCTCCTGAAGCTTTTCTAGGCGGTGGTCCGCATACTCGCTTTCCTTAGTTTGGAGGTCTTTGATTCGCATTTCTACTTCAGAAAGGGAAGTCTCTAAATCCACTAACCGGGTAGATAGGACGTTTAGCTCGCCCGTAGACGCTCTATGCCTCCTTCTGGCCTCCTCAGAGGCCCTTCCTAGGGCCTCAGTACGGAGGAGCCGTTCCAGCAAAACCTTCACCTCAGAGTCGGTCATGGTGGCGACAGTAATACCCGCTCCGGGCATCATAGCGCAGAAGGTGGTGAAGTCCAAGCCTACGATGTCCTCAATCATGGACTGTGTGGCTGCCATAGAGGCACCAGACACCTCGGCCCCATCACACAGGAGGATTAGGTCGTTAGACTTGTGCTCCTTGTCCGTCTTGTTCTTACGATAGCGAATAACCTCGTATTCATGGCCATCGGCGGAGAAGGACACCCCCACCCTGCAGTCTGAATGGACCTTGTTGTGGACTACCTCATCCGAGCCGAAGCCACGGACGGTATTCCCCCACAACGCCCAGGTAAACGCATCCAAAGGCAAGGATTTGCCCGCACCATTGCTATCCGCTTGTGGTGCGTCCTCATTCCTGCCAAGGATGAGCGTTAGACCTTGGTCCACTAGGGGGAGAGTCATCTCCCCCACAGAACCAAAGTTACTCAGCTGTAGCTTCGAGAATCTCATCTTCTGGGTCCGCTTCGTCTCCCTGAGCAGCTTCCATAGAGGCTAGCTCTTCGTCACTAATGCCCTCTTCGTCAGAAGAAGGAATAGACGACACGCAAAGCGTTAGGACGCCCTTGTACGAGCCCTCCCCTAGCTTAGCGCCCTCGTGCTTACGGAGACCGTCCAGTACCAACTGGTAGATTACATCCGAAATATGTGCAGCGGGAATATCCGCTCGCTCTTCAATCGCAAACGTAATGTCTGCGTTCACTGTAATGTGGTTATCTGAAACCAACAGGCTTACGCCATTTGTCTTTTCACTCATGATAGTCCTACCTCTTTTAATATGTCCCTGCCTATGGCAAGAACCTCTTCCTTGTCTAAATCCTCTGGTAACTTTTGCTCTACCCACTCGTCCACCACTGCCGCTGGGCTTAGTTGTGTGGCGTCAAGCGAAAACTCTGTGCTCTGTTCTTCTGTCTCTACTACGATCTCAGGAGCGTTGTCCAACTCCCACTTCACTCTCATCTCCTCGCGGTCGAGGTACCGATCTTTGGTGATGTTGCGGACGAAATCGTTCCGCTTCATCATCGACAGCTCACCCCGGCTTGTCTTACCATCCCTGGTCACTACGAATTCAGGGGCGTAAGTAGTGATATGGTCGAAGTCTACCTTTCCCTTGTCCACGGTAACATGCAGAAATCCTCTGTTTCCGTAGGCATCGCCCCAGTTGTGCTGATGGGTTGCTCCGACAAACCATCCGTTAGCGAACAGCTGCTGGTGCTCGTGAAAGTGTCCGAAGAAACAAGCAGCGAACTTAGCATTAGGAACGTCCGACACAGTGATGTCAGATTCGTTGATAAGAACATAGTCGCTTCCTACTGTAGCCCCCTGCATACCAAGGTGCCCAAACAGGATGCTGGGCTTGTCCGTGTACTCAGCTAGATCCCCCGCTACCTCTAGGCGGCGTTTGGCCTCTGCTAGGTTGTCAGTGTATGGCACGAACACAAACTGAGCTTCTTCTAAATCTTTGGCGTTAGTCTTGTCGTACACATGTACAAACTCGCTAAGCTCTCCCAGGCCTACCAGGTGGTGGTAATGGCCGTGGCGGTCTCCCATGTCGTGGTTGCCGGGAATCAGGTACAGCTGGATATCCTCATCCGCAAACTTCTGAAGTCGGTCAACTACAACGTGTCTAACATCTGTAGGCACGGAGGTTCTACGGTGGAACAAGTCCCCACAGAACACGACATGCTGAATCTCTGAAATCTTGGCGTGGTCTAGTATCTCGTCCAATACGGCTGCTGTATCAGCCAGCCTAGAGTTGTATAGCCCTCCCAAACCTGGAATTGCACGTCTCGTTGCACCATACGGAAAGTTATGGGCATGCAGGTCTGAGAAGACTATAAACTCGAAGGGCTTTGTCATTAGAATCCGTAGTGGGCTCTAACCTGAGTTTCGATAGCATCGAACTCTACAGGATTACTAGAGAACCAATCAAGCGCACCATCACGTCCCTGACCGATGTTCTCATCGTTATACTTGTACCAGGCACCGCTCTTAGCGACTATACCAAGGGCAGTAGCTGCATCCAGGATCTCCCCGGCCTTGTTGATGCCCAGACCAAACACGATATCGAACTCACACTTACGGAAGGGTGGGGCGACCTTGTTCTTCTTTACCGTACAACGTGTACGGCAGCCTGGAACGTCCTCACCTTTCTTGATGTTTCCGATACGCGCAATCTCCACACGCTGCGAAGCGTAGAAGGGAAGGGCCTTGCCACCAGAGGTGACGGTTGGGTTACCAAACATGACGCCAATCTTCTGGCGCGTCTGGTTGATGAAGACCAGAGTGGTCTTCGACTTATGTACAGGTCCAGCAAGTTTGCGGCAACCCTGGCTCATCATTCGAGCCTGCGCGCCTACGTGGTAGTCGCCAACCTCGCCCTCAATCTCTTTAATTGGAGTGAGCGCCGCAACCGAGTCAATAACCACAATGTCAAAAGCATTCGATTCAATCAACTCCTGTGCAATATTCAATGCCTGCTCTCCGCTATCTGGCTGAGACAGAACGAGGTCGTCCATGTCTACTCCAAGATTCTGAGCGTAGTCAGGGTCAAGTGCGTGCTCAGCGTCAATGAAAGCCGCTAAGCCTCCAGCCTTCTGAGCCTCTGCAATGGCGTGTAGGGTGAGGGTCGTTTTACCGCTCGCCTCACTGCCATAGATCTCTACCATACGTCCACGAGCCCAGCCGCCAACACCAAGTGCCGCGTCTAGTCCGAACGAGCCAGAAGAGATAGTCTCAACGCTGATCTTTTCCATAGAGCCATAGACACCAATTGTGCCTTTGCCATGATCCTTGTTGAGCTTCGCTAGTAAGGCCTCACGAGCCTTAATCTTATCGTCTTTATCCATAGTTCCTCCAAAGTAGCTTTGGGGACCGCCGCGCACCCCTCAATGGCGACGGTCCCCCTGCTACCCCCCAGTTAGCTGTTAAGACCTTCGCGCATTGCTGCTTCTAAATCAGCAGCTGCAGCGGGGTCCTTCTCAGCAGGTGCAGGAGCAGGTGCTGGAAGGCTAGCTGAGGCGTTGTCGGGCAGGCTTGCCGCGTAATCTGCTGCACGTCCCCCATCGAGCAACCGCAGAAGACCATCTCGGTCAAGCGTGAATCCTACCTTGTCAAGAACAGGAAGGGCAATGTCGTCGTCAAACCCCGTGTCCGAGGCATCAAGGTCTGGGTAGACCTCGTAACGAGTCATCAAAGGATTGGGGTTACCAATCTTGTTGATACGGATACCACGACCCTCGTGGAGATCCGTAATGTCCTTACCGGACGAGTGGATGATTCCCAGGATTTGATCGAAGATTGTCAAAGGACAAGCGTAGATCTGGACCTTGGGGGCACCAACCTTGAAAGGAACATCGTCATCAGGACGAGCCTGCTTGAACTCAGCAACATCCTGAGCGGTATGCACTGGATCCTTTTCGACCACTACGTTTAGGAAGTAAGTCTTCTTGGCGCGGAAGTCCTTAGCGAGCTTCTGCGCTTCTGCGTCCCCCTTCAGTTTCCGTAGATCCTGAACCAGCTCACAGATGGGGCAATCCCCTTCCAGGTCTGGTGTTTCCTTGGGGCAGAGCACAGGACCCTTTTGGTCTGCGTTGACACCCCAATGTTGTGCGACCTCTCTCCAGAACTGGCCATCGAGAGCTTTGTCCCATTCAGGCATAACACGAATCTTGTTATCCCCAATCTCTGGACGCCAGAAGCGAGCCGAACCTCGGTTGCCTCCTCGCGATAGTTGTTCCTTAGTTCGCTTCTTAGCTGCATTTACTTTGTCTAGAATTCCCATTTTACTGTTTTCCTTGTTTGTACATTTCTTGTTTTATGTTGATATCTGATAATCCCTCAGCGCGATAAGTTGCACCCATTTGGATGAGCATATCCCGGCGATGAATCATAGCTTCTTTTGCGGCCTTTAGCAAGCCTGTATTACGTTTTGCGTCCAGATAATCCCCATGTGCTTTAGTGTAGGCAGGATCCGTGATTACGGTATTCTCCACCATCTTCTCTGTCATCTTGACACCCGCCGCCTTGCCACCGCTTCTGTGGTGGTGGTCGAGTCGGGCATACGTTCTTGCTAGCTCCTCCTTGGCTCTTGCATCTTTATCGAGAGCCAACTCATAGGCCGTGGCGTACCAGGCGAAGAGCTGAGCGTGCTCCATGAAGCACTCGTTGATATGCTGGCTGCGCACATCTATGTGCTCGTTTAGCTGGTTGGGGAATGTCGCATCCCCGATCTTGAACACATCAAATAGTTCTAGTTGTTCTTCTTCACTCATGCTGCGAGTCCCTTCTTTTCTGCCCAACTTGTAGTTGAGTATGCGAATTCTACCTTGAGGGGAACCAAGAAGTCAAAGTCTTCCATGACATCCCTCTTCTTATTGAGCAGGCTTAGCTCCTCTTTGTGAATATAAGACTGAATCTCATCATGCACAAGGTTTACAACCTTACTTTGTGTGTTTTTGAACACTTCTTCGTGA